GGACTACAATAATGGATATTTATTTTAGTCCTTCATTAATGGATATGAGACGTAAGTTAGAAATGGCGGAAGAACAAATGCAACAAAATCAATCTCAACAAGCACAAGATGCTAATAAAACACAACAAGAAGCAAATGCTACTTCTGCTGATTTAGAAAATAGAAAACTTGAACTTGAAGATGTAAAAAATCAAAGAGATAATGATACTAAAGTTTATATTGCAGAATTATCTGCAGATATTAACGGAGTGAGTGTTATTGATGATGGAATTAAAGATCCTTTAGCACAAGAAAAACTTCAATTTAATATAACTGAAGCTAGAAAGGATTATAATCTTAAATTAAAAGCATTAAATGATGATATGAAAAAACATACAGATAATGTAAAATTAAGAGAAGAAGCAAATAAAATTGCTAGAATTAAGAAAAAATAATAAGATAAACGCTATGGACGAAAATTAATCAACTAAGAATATTGTAATTTTTAGTTGACTTTTACCATAAAATTTATTATATTTGTATTAATTATAATAAAACATAAACATAATAAATAATCGAATGGAAGACGATAATGAATTAGGTATGGGTTTATTTGAAGGAAATCAAGAATTAAACTTTAATTTTGCAGTACCTGAAGATGACAATACCAATGAAGAAGAAAATAATAATAACACAAATGTAGAAGATACTACATTAGAAAATAATAACCACGTTGAGGACAATAGTTCAGAGGAAGTAGACGAGGAAGATGTTGAAGATGAAGGTAGTGAAGGCGGTGAGTCTTCTTCCAACCTATATTCTTCTTTAGCCGCTTTTGTTCACGAACAAGGATTGCTACCTTCTCTTGACATCGATTTAAAAGATATTAAATCTGCTGATGATTTTGCAAATGTTTTTAATAAAGAACTAGATATCCAAGCAGAATTAAGACTAAATGATTATTTAGCAAATTTAGATTTAAATAAAATAGGAACTGTTAAAAAAGAAATTAATGATTTAAATTCTATTGATATTTCTTTATTAAAAAATGATATTGATTTAGCCAAACGTATAATTTACGATGATTATCTTAATCAGGGTTTAGATGAAAAAAAAGCTAATAGGATGTTAAATCGATTAGTTGATTTAGGTGATGATGCTATATTGGAAGATGCAGAAGAATCATTAGAAAGTCTTAAAGAATTTAAGAATCGTGAAATTGAAAAAGAAACTAATTCTTATAAAGAAAGATTAGAATCAGATAAGTTAGAACAGTCTAGATTAAATGAACAAATGAAAAAAACCATTTATGAATCTAAAGATTTAATTTCAGGATTAAAACCTAATAAAGTTTTACAAGATAAAGTTTATAAGTCAATTAATGATATTGTTGGTAAATCTCCAGATGGAACTTTTGAAAATAAATTCATGAAAGAACGAAGAGAAAATCCATTAGAATTTGAAATTAGAATGTATCATTTTTATGAACTTACAAATGGTTTTAAAGATTTAAGTAAAATATCAATAAGTGCTAAATCAAGTGCTGTAAAAGATTTAGAACAAATTGCACGTAAAACAAAATTAAAAGATAATGGTACTCCATTATGGGCACAAGATGAAAATACATATAGTAATTTCTCAGGTCATGTGTTAAATTTATAATAAATTTTGGGAGGTAAATATAATCCAGAGACTTATAAAAAATATTACGAAGAAAATAAAGAAAGTATTAATACTCGTAAAAAACAATGGAGATTAAATAATCTAGAAGAAATTCGTGAAAAAGATAGAAGTCGAGATAGATCTAAATCTAGAAAAGAATATTATGATAAAAATAAAGAACTCTTAAAAGAAAAAAGAAAACTTTATACAAAAAATAATAGGGATAAAATTAACGAATGTCAAAACAAAAGAAATAGAAAAGCTAGAGAAGGTGTTGAAAGAATAAAAGCTCCTGGAGTATATAATTTAACACTTGCAGAAAGAAATAAAGAATTATGGTTAACTGAAACTCTTTATTTCTATCATCTTAAATTAATCGAAGATAATGGTTTTGAATTTTATAAATACGGTTTAACAAAAGATATTAAAACTAGATTAAAGAATATTCCATATACTGCAGAAATTCTAGAATTAACAATGTTAAATAAATACGACGCTATTTATAAAGAAATTGAATTATTAAATAATGTAGAAAAATATATTCCACAAAAAACATTTGGAGGTTACAATGAATGTTTTATAAATAAAATCTCCTTCCAAGATTAAATGGAAAACTTTGTATATTACAATGAAGTGATATACTTAAATATATATATAATATGTCAGCAGGCAAATTTATTATGACGAAAAGTCAAGCTTGGAGCGGCCTTAGTCTCAAAAATCACATCTCTCAATTGTTTGGTTCTCAACCACAATTAATTTCACCATTAACAACTGTATTGTTGCAAAACTCAGGAATGAAAAATTTGGATACAACCTTATCATTATTTCCTGAAAAAATTATAGCCACTGCAGATGATTTTGTATGGAAAGTTGTTGGTTCTGATGAACGTAGTATTGCATTAGTTGAATCTAGATATAATGGAGCTGTTGTAGATGCTAACACTGTCGGTGTTGGAGCTGCTAGAGCAACATTTGAAATGGTATTCGCTGAAAAATGGTTTACAAAAATGCATTTGATAGCAGGTCATAGACCAGATACATATCAAATGAGAATTATTGAAGATCCTTATGAAGAAGGTTCTAACTATGTTTATACTTGTGAAGTATGGGGTGGTCAAGAATCTCTATTAGGTATTCCAGGAGATGAATTTTTACCAGGAAATAGATTCTCTATTGAGGGTGCTCCTGTTGAAGATGAACTTTCTATTCAAGGTGCAGGTATTCAATTTACCTCTCCTTTCTTAATGAGAAATTCTGTTACTTCAATTCGTATGGAACATAAAGTTTCAGGTGCAATGATTGATTGTAAAATTCAACCAGTATATCATGCAGGTATTGAAACAAGAGATCCTAACACAGGAAAAGTACATAGTTCTACAACTTGGATGCAGGAAGTTTACTGGCAATTTGAAAAAGCTTTATCTCGTATTAAATCTCGTACTATCATGTTTGGTAAAACAAACCGTGATGAAAATGGACGTTTCTTGAATAAAGGTAATGCTAATATTGAAATTAAAGCTGGTTCAGGAATTCGTGAACAAATGGAAGTTTCTAATACCACTTATTACAATAGATTTTCTATTCGTATGTTGGAAGATTTACTATCTGAATTATCAGAAGGTAAATTAGATTGGGATCAACGTAAATTTATGTTACGTACAGGTGAAAGAGGAGCTGCTCAATTTCATAGAGCTGTATCAGAAATTGCTTCAGGTTGGGCTTCATTAGGATTTGATAATACAAACCAAAATGCAATTAAACAAGTATCTTCTAAATTCCACAATAATGCATTTAGTGCAGGATTCCAATTTACTGAATATAGAGCTCCTAATAACATTCACGTAATGTTAGAAGTCGATCCAATGTATGATGATAAAGTTCGTAATAAAATTCTTCACCCAGATGGTGGTGTAGCTGAATCTTACAGATACGATATTCTTTATATCGGTTCAATGGAAGAACCAAATATTCAAAAAGTAAAAGTTAGAGGTTCTGACGAATTACGTGGATATATGGCAGGTATTAGAGATCCTTATACAGGTCGTAGAGGTGGAACAATGCAATTAATGGAAGATTCTGCAACAATGACTGCTCTTGTAGAAGGAGTTGGTTCATTGGTAAAAGATGCTTCTAGAACTGCATCAATGATTCCATCATTGTTAAACTAAAATAAATTAAAATAGAGGTTGCGTTTAGGACGTGTGGGATTGGATCATAGGTGAGTATTGTCTCTGGGTCATTTCCCCATTTCTATTTTTATAATAAATTAAAAATCTTTCGGAAGAAGACAAATAAAAAGAAGAATGGAAAAAACATTAAAAGGTAATTTTACATTACCACAAGAAATTATTACACTTAGATATATTCATAGAAATAGAGGAATGGCTGCAAATGTAGATAAAAACCACGTAATAGCAGGTGGTCTATTATCAAAAGCAGTTCGTAAATTTTGTACACCTCTTATGAGAAATGGATCAATTGCTAATGTTTTAAGTAATGAAGAAAAAGAATATTTAGAATCTGTTACAGGTTTAAATTTATCTGTATATGGTGATTTTTGGAATACATTTAGAATTGCATTACATAAAGAAGATGCTAATAATAGATTAGATACAAGTAATCCAATGGATTTTATATCTTTAAAAATTTTAGAATCATTAAAAAATGAAATAGCTCCTTCTTGGGCAAGTCGTAATACTAAACAAACTTATCAATTTGCAATCTGTAGAGAAAACGAAGAGATGTTAGAAAATAAAGGTAAATATGATTCTAAGAAAGAAGCTTTTAAAATGTATGGTAAAATTGAAGATGATAAGGATAAATTACTTAGTGTTCTTAAATTACTTACAAATAAACCTATTTCACCAGAATCTAAATTAGATTGGTTACAACATAAAGTTGAAGAATTTATTGATAATGAAGCTGCTAAATTTGTTAATGTAATGAATGATAAAACTCTTTATACAAAAATGTTAATTAATACAGGACTTGATAAAGGTATAATTGTAAAAAAATCAAATAAATATTCAACAGAAGATGGTTTAGATCTCTGTAATTCAGGAGAAATTGCAACATTTGATAATGCAATTGCTTATTTAGACAATGTAAAAAATCAAGATGTAAGATCGTTGATTGAAGCTAAGATAAATAAAATTAAATAGTTATGACCAATTTAGAGTTCAAAAATGAGTTCAATTTAGCATATAATGCAATAGCCTCTATGAGCTCACCAGGAATTGACGATTACGAATTAAGCGTTTATTTAACAAAAGCTCAACTTGAGATTATTAAAAATTATTATGATCCTTTAAGTAATCGTAAACAAAAAGGTTTTGAAGCTACTGAAAAAAGACGTAGAGATTTAAATCAATTAGTAAAAGATTATAAAACAACTAATACTATTTTAAATTCTTTTAATATTGAACCAGAAGCAAAGTTTTATACTGTACCTGATGATTTATTTTTAATTGTTAATGAAACAGCTAAAATAATTTCTGAAGATTGTTATAATAATACTTTTTTAAAAAATATTAAACCAATATCTTATGATGAATATAATATTCAAAATGATAATCCTTTTGAAAAACCAAATAAACAAATTGCTTGGAGATTAGATTTATCAAATATTAATAATGTTAAAGTTGTTGAAATTATATCACCATATAATGTTTTAGGATCATTAGAGTATAGAATTAGATATATTAAATATCCAAAACCAATTATTATTACAAATTTAAATACTGCTTTTCCATCAGATAATTTAACAATTGATGGAATTTATGTAGAAACACCTTGTGAATTAAATACAGAAATCTGTAGAGAAATATTAGATCGTGCAGTAATGCTTGCACTAGTAGACTATAGACCTCAAAATTTACAAGTAAAGGCTCAGATGAGTCAAACAAATGAATAAACATGTATTGTTTATATATACATAAAAGAAAATCAGATAAAGAAATATTTTATATAGGTATTGGAAACAATAAAAGACCATATATAAAAAGTACAAGATCTAGTTTTTGGAAAAATGAAGTTAATAAACACGATTATATAATAGAAATATTATCAGATAATTTAAATTGGGAAAGTGCACAAGAAGCAGAAATTCAATTAATTAAATTATATGGAAGACGTGATTTAGGGTTAGGAAATTTAGTTAATCTTACAGATGGTGGAGATGGTTCACCAGGATGTAAACCTTCAAAAGAAACTAGAAATAAATTATCTATAGCTTTAAAAGGTAAGAATCTTGGTAGAATTAGTCCTATGAAAGGTAAAAAGAATCCAAAATCTATTAGATATGGTAAAGATAATTATTTTTATGGTTCAAAACTTAATACAGGAGAAAATAATCCCAATGCTAAAAAAGTAATTAATACTAAAACCAAAGAAATTTGGGATTATGCAGCAAATTGTGCTGAACAAAATAATATTAAAAAATCCACATTGATTGCGTGGTTAAACGGTCAAAATCCAAATAAATCTGATTTCAGATATTTATAAACAAAAATTATTATTAATTAAAAATTAAAACAGAATGATAACACCAAATCAAGTGGGTGAAATGATGATTGGAAACGCAGTAGCTATAGAAACAACTGTACCTACTTTTATTGCAACAGCATCAGACAAAGAATTAAAAGTACTATCTAAAGATGGTAGTGATGTTGCAGCAAAAAAACCCTTTTATATTTTACAAAAGGCAGATGGAATTCCTGGAGGATTTGAATTCTCTGATAAAGTAGATCCTAAATATGTAGATAAAGTTACAGTTACAGCTTATTCTGCTGAAGTGTTAGGTTCTTATAAAGTAGATGGTTTCAACACAGCAGGTGTTGTAGCAGCTAAAAGAACTTATGAAGTTGAAATTAGATTAGAAGATCAATTATCTCCTGAAAATTTTACAACTATTCAAGGATATTATGTAACAGGTCAAGTACTAGGTTCTGATACAGCAACAACTGTAAGAGATGGTGTTTTAGTATCTTTAAATAAAAATCTATCTAATCGTGGTGGAAAAGAATTCACTGCAGTTGCAGATGGTACTGGAATTTTAGTTACTGAAAAATATCAAGCTAATCGTGTTGGACGTGATACTGGTCGTAAATTACGATTTACTATTAAAGGTAAAGTTTTTGAAAATGTACCAACAGGAGATAATGGTTCAAACCTTAATGTTTTAACTACTACTCAAATAACTGCACCATATACTGGAACAGGTACTGGAAAATGGGTTACTAATGCAGAATATGTTCTTAAAGGATTTAAATATGATCCAGCAAGAGAATATGGTTTTCCAGCTAATTTTGGAAACTTAACTCCAACATATGCATCTGGATCAGGTGTTTATAATCTTATTCATATTAAACATTATATGCCACGTACAGAAACTTCTGTAGAACGTCAATATAAAGTTTTAACTATTGCAGTAGATAAAGTTGCTGATACATTAGCAAACAATGCTGCTACAAATGCAATTCTTACTTCTATTAGAACAGCAGTAGATACTTTTGCTGTAGTACCAGCTAATTTCGCAGTAATATAATAAAATAAATAAATAATAACCTTAAAGGCTGATTGTAAACATTAATTTGTACACAGTCAGCCTTTTTTTATATAAAAAATATGGCAGCAGTTATCGTAAATAACTTTGAAATTTTAAATGATGGACAACAACTTGCAATTGACGCAGAAACTGTTGCAGGAAGTATAATAACTTCAATTAAATTATGGAATATTGATACTTTTAAAGATGATTCTTTAAGTATTAATTTAAATTATAAATTACAACAAATTAATAATAAAGAAGTTTTTATAATAGATGCTAAAGAAGTAAGTGTTTATTCCTTTACTGATATTTGGTTTGTAGAAATTCAAAGTAATTATATAGGTATAGATGGTC